TCTTGATCAATCCAAATGTGTTGGAGTCTTTGATGTGGATGTGCATGAATTCTTTCCTTATGATTTTCTTGAGGGAAGGTTTTTGCAGAATTGTGAGGGTCTATCCTATTATGAATTAATGGATAAAGTCGTTCGTGACTTTAAAGATAATATTTCTAAAGAAGATAGAGCTTTAGCTAATATGCATACAGCCATTGCAAAAGGAATTCAACATAGAATGAAACCACAAGGAGTTTACTCAGACTCTAAAAGCTTCTTTCACGGGATGATGAATTCCATACTTTTGGCTCGTAGTATCAACAATAGTGTGTTTGAGTGTCAGATGGATAGTAACCAAATGGTACCCATGCCCATAGCTATTAAGAGTACGGAAGATGAGGCTCTAATTAAGCTTTGCACTTCAGAGATAGGTTCTACTGACCTGGATGATAAGGAGGTGTTGTTGATTAATAGAGAGCTTTTAGCAAATGCCATTAGTAAAGTTCATCATCTCAATATTGAGGTTTCACGTAAGATAGCCTTAACTTTTACTCCAGATAGAGATATGACCTCATGGATTACCCTGAATTGTTATGAGATACCCAGTAGGGTAACTTCATTTATTCAAAAGGAAACATCAATTTTCTCTAGTATCATGGGTGGAGTTAGGAAGGCTAGTGGGTCCTCAATAGGTTTTGTGCGTGAGCATCCAATTTTAACAAAACTGGTAGCAGCTGTTGCTGTTTTGGCCCCAGTTGTTTCGATTGTGGTGAAGTGTTTATCTAAGGTTTATCCTCAGAATGCTTCACGTAGTGATTGGATTAAACACAGAACCCCTGTAGCTGCTAGACAACAATACCAACATGTCCGTTTCATTAAACAGAGCAGATTTGATCCGCAATTTAATGATATTCCTGCGATCTCGCAAGGTTTATCACAATTTGCTCATAAGATATTTAAGAAGAATACTTATCTATTTGCTTTGAACCATGATAGGGAAGCTTGTGGTACTGTGACATTTATTAAGGATAATGTTGCAGTCATTCCTTTTCATTTTATTGATAAAATGTTAGAAATGGCACATAATGGCTTCTACAACAATGACGGAGATCCTGCCGCCAGTATAGAGTTAAGGAAACCAACTACCACAATTAAGTATTGTTTTAAGCCACAAGATCTAACTATTGCTGCTGTTACTCAGAGTGAAACAACTCTCGAGGATATAGCTTTTGTTAGATTTAAGAACTTGCATGCTCACTGTGATCTGACGGATTATTTTATTGATGTGGACCACCCACTCTTTAATTATAATTTCAATATTATGTTGAATGTTGTTAAGGAAACTGGGCCTATTCAATTGGTATCCAAAGGCACTTTTGGACATGTTTCCTATGGAGAGTACTCAGTAGATTGCTGTATTGAGTATAGGTTGCGAACAGGAGTTGGAGATTGTGGTTCCATTTGTTATGGTCACAACCCAAAGACTTCTAAACCTGTGATCTTAGGAATACATGTAGCTGGCTCTGCTAGTGGACATGGTGTTTCTTATTTCCTGAGTAATATGCAAGTGACTAAGGCTTTAGCAGAATTGGATAAAGATGCTATTGTTCCTGAAGTTGATGATGATGAGATCCCTATGGAACCCCAGATGTATGTTTCCAATAAGCTACCAGAGAATGATCTTCCAGATAAACCTTGTGCTAATAAGGTTGCCATGGAAGAGGTTAGAGCTCCTAGGACTGTGACTAAAACTAATATCATCCCAAGCGCTATTTATGGTGAGTGGGGACCTGCTAAGACCAGGCCAGCTCGCTTAAGGAATTTTGTTAGGGACGGAAAGTTAGTTAGACCTATTCACAAGGCTTTTAAGGATTATGGTGGAGGATTTCCAACTTACAATTCTGTTTTATTGGATGCTGTTACTGATGAGTATATCCATCATTTACATGCAAATGCTAAAGCTAACCAACCTTGGAAACCACGTTTGTGGACTTTTGAGGAAGCAGTTGAGGGAATACCTGGTATTGAGTTCTGTGAGGGCATTCCTCGCTCGACTAGTCCGGGTTACCCCTTGTGCATGTACACGGAGGGCCCTGGGAAAACTGATTTCTTTGGCAAAGATGGACCGTATGATTTTGAGACACCTGCTTGTAAAAAGCTTAAGGAGCAGGTTATGTTGATCATAGAAAAAGCCAAGATGGGTGAGAGGGATAAACATGCTTTTATGACTTTCCTTAAGGATGAACGTAGGAAGTTAGCTAA